GTTGGCAAGACCCCGTTGTTTTTCCTTGATTCGTTCAAGTGCTGTTGTTTTTTGTCTCATTGGTATGTCTTTTCCTACCGATTAAGAAAATAATTAAGTTCTTCTTGAGAACCTTCTTTTCCTTGTGTGTACTGATCCCAAATATTTTGGATAAAAGCGTTATAAATATTTTTTTGTCTAATTTCTTCTAGTTTTTTTGTAGATTCCCGTGCAGGTTTATCAAGTACATCCAAGTACTCGGCGCGTTGCGCTCGTGGATCAACAAAACTCCCACCACCACCAGTAGCTTTTTTACTGCCGCTTCTACTAATAGCACTAACTGCTGCCGAAACAATACCACCCACAAAATAATTTCTACGCATGTATTTTTACTCCTTAATCGCTAGGAAATAATCTATCAAAGGCAATAGCACCAATAGCACCAATCGCAGAGCCGATATTCTGGCTGTACTGTAGTTCCGCTGCCATATCACCTTGTTGGGCAATCAGCGCAGCTTGGTGGGCACGATCAACAGCCCGCTCTGAAACCTGAACAAGCCATGCCGCCTCGTCACGGTATGTCTGCCACAGATTATTCTGTGCTGTTACAGACAGCCCAAGAAGTGCCTGTGCATTTAGTCGATTAACTTCATTCTGTGTTGCGGTGTTTGCGGTGTTAATCTGACGCCGCCATGCAGCATTCGATTGATCGATCTGGGCTGCCATGTTAGAGTTGAACTTGTCTCGGCTGTCCTGTAGTGTTGAATTGAACTGTCCAATGGCATTGGCCTGTCCGGTGTTGAACTGGTCAATTGCAGCAACACGGTTGGCGTTAGCCTCATCTACCTGAGTACCTAACTGAGCAAAGAACTCTTCTACTTGAATCTGGTTTTTAGCATTAAATTGCAGGGCTGCATTTTCTTGAGCCTGATCACTGAACATAGCTTGCAATTTAGCATTGTATGTAAGAGTGTTTGCAGCCTGAGTATTGGATAGATTTGCAAGATCAATACTAAGAAAATTCTTAGCATTATCTACTGCTGCTGTCAAGCGGGCATTTAGATTAGCCGTATCCATACCTGCAAAAGTAGCAGCTTTCTGTAGTGCAGCAGCCTGTTCATTGCTGAGATTTGTTAGCTGTAGTCTCTGGTATGATTGAGCATCAGCAGCAGCGATAGGAAGGGCACCTTCCATGACACTCTGGGCGATAGCCGCAGCAGCCATGCTTGAAGACCCAAGACCACGCTGTTGCATGATTTGAGAAGCAACACGAGCAGGACCAGCAGCCCATGCAGGAAGAGGCTTACCATTTTCAATAGTCTTATACAATTCCGAAAGCTGGTATTGAACTGTTGCTCTTTCATCCATATCTTGAATGGCAGCCTGCGGAATAGCTTGTGCCGATACGGTGCCCTGTGGGGCAACAGTAACTTGCGTCGGAGCAGCTTGTGTAGCACCCGTAACTGTGCCAACATCGCCTACTTTAGCTGCTTCAATAGTAGGTGCTGCAAATGCTGTAGGCGCTGTTACACTGACCGGAGCAGCAGCTTGTGCGGCAGTGGCCGTGGGTGCTGTTGCTGTAACCTGTCCTGTTGTACCCGGAAGAATTTCTCCGGGCTGAACTGTTTGTCCCGCACCAATAAATGTCGTGCCAGCAGGAAGAACAGGAGCAACAGCCTGACTGCCCGTAATATCAATAATAGGGGCATTGCGCTCTTCAATTGTTCCTGCGGTGGCATCACCGCCTTCTTGTAGGGGGACGCGACGAAGGTTTAATCTTGCCATGCTAGTACTATCCTAAAAATTAAATTGAATTATCTTTAAACATAACAACACGCTCCCAAGCAGTGCCTGTTGTTACTTGTGATAACTGGCCGGTATGAGTGTTCAAATACATCAATGTCCAGTTACCTGTTTCGCTATCAATAATGATAGTAATTACAGAACTATCTGCAAGAACACCTCTTGAAAACTCTGGTGTTTGCTGCCACTGTGTTCCCGTTGCAAGGGAACAGTAAATAGTTGGCTGATCTTTTGGAGACATGATAAATGTAAAGGCACGAGTGTTGGGCTGTACAAACACTCCAACATAGTTACCGGTTACACCATCAAGACCATACTCTGTTTCTACTTCCTGAAAGCGATTCTTAATTGCTTGAATAATCTGCTCGCGCTCTCCACAAATTGGTGCTTGCGCTTTTGCAGGAGATGTAGCAAGTAACACACTAAGCCCAAACAGTCCTGCAAAAATATATTTTAGCATTTATTCCTCACTAAGTTTTTGTTCTGAAATATGCAACTATATTTATCTTTCTTTATTAATTAGTGTAAATAGTGTTGCTACTTTTTCTTCAATAACTTTTAACCTTACTAGAACTTCTGCACGAAAGGCCACACCAATTGCTGCAATAGCAATTAGACCAGAAAGAACAGGCCAAAAATCTAGGAAGGTGTTCATTTATGGTCTGGTAGGCCAAACAGGATTTGCTGGATCAGCAGTGTTAGCAGGAAGATCACGAAGGGCTTGACGATAGGTTGCCCATGCGGCAGGAACTGCCTCACCGGTTTCTTGCGCCTTGACCACCACCCAGTCAGTATCCACCAGCATGTTGTCACGCACTCGCCGCACCGCGTCGAAAGCTACCTCTCGCTGCGCCGCCGTTTCGTCGTAAGCTGCATACGCAGCCTGTAATGCAGACTGATCCACGCCGTCGATGTGAAGGATGTTGTCTGCGTCTATGTAGCGCGGCAGCGAAGCATCAATGTTTGCATCGCGCAGAAAAATTCGCATCACTACCGGTCCGTTGAGTTGTACACTTGCCATGTTTTCTCCTATTCGTCTAAGTAAATCAGCATCACGTTGCCGGGATTGGCATAGCCCCCGCCGGTATGATCGTGAAGTTGCCAGAACCTAATAACGTCACTAACGCTAAGTGACTCGATGCCGCTTACCACTACGCCTCGCGCAGAACTTGCGTATTGGGTGAGGCCGTTTCCCGCAGGGGTTCCGTTTTCGGACGCGCCCTGTCCGAAAAGTGCCGTTCCACCGCCAAAAGTCACGCTATTTTTTTCGACGTATAAGCGGACGTGATATGTTCCATTACCGTAGCTAGCGCCTCCGCCAAGCGTACCGTTCCAGACCATCATGTACTTCCCGGCCTTCTTGATGGTAATCGCATTGCCAGTCGTCGTCCCATCCACGATTGCTTTGTTTTCATATACTGGCGTGGACATAGAAATCTGCACCCATGTGTTGTCGGAAATGCTGCCCACATAGGGCATCTCACACGCGAACACGACTGCGCCTTGGATGACCGCGCCCGCGCCACCATAAGTCGATGCTTCTCTCGGCTTCAGCACACCGGAACTGTCAAGGATGATGCGCTGCTCACCAGCCGTCGCCGTCGAGATTTCGTTGTCAGCCGAGAAGTAGAAACCTGTGTCAGTGTCTCCAGTATTAGTTATTGATGGCGCGGAGTTGCTGCCGTCTGGAATATATAAAGGGGTGGTACTTGTCAAACTTGTTGAATTAATCGTTACTCTTTCAGTCCCACCCGTATCAAACCGAATGGTATCTTCATCAGCACTTTCTTCAACCTGAATCTTAGTGTCCTGATCGCTGTCCTGTACAATTGCAGTTGTACCTACATCAAGAGTTCTTCCCAGATAGCGTACATGAATTGTATCACTGTTTGCAGGAGCAGAAGTAAATGTCAGTGTTGTTCCACTAACAGTGTAGGCAGTTGTTGGTTCTTGAATTACATCTGCGACAGTTACCAAAAGGGAATTAACATTTGATACTGTATACGTTAATGTAAATGCTGTGGTAGAACCGTCGCCAGTAAATGTCTGGCTGTTCAACTCACCATATTGAATATCGTTACCAATATAAGGCATGTGTTATTTCCCTGTTAATTTGTTAAAGTTCTGCGCTAGGTCGAAGGCGCTAGGGTCTTGTTATAGTTCCGCGTCAATTTCAAAGTAAGCCGTGTCAGAACTATCCCGGCGCAGCAAAGCCGACTCACCGATTGTGAAATTCGCCGACCCAATTGTTCCAATAATAAACATCTGCTTTTGATCAATGAACCCCGCGCTTATAGCGGAGCAGTCAGTTTGGACTAGTCCAGAGTTATTGTAGAGTACCTCAAATGTTGCCGCTGCTGTGAACGTCACCGAAGGTTCTGCCCGCATATCAACCGGGAATTGATATGCGCAATATGCAGAGGTGGTTGACTGGAGGAAACAAACACCAATGTCCTGCGCGCTGTCTGCATTCCAAGTGTGGCGGTTGTAATACCGCTGACACTTCGCCAGCGTAGTCCCGTAATCCTCATGCTGAAAGTCCGTCGCCACACTGCCGACTTCGAGCATCACGCCGGTAATGCGCCAATCGCCGGACGAACTGCCCAGAACATTGTTGGTCATCCCCGCTGCGA